GAGCCACTTGTGGATCGCCGCGAGTCACACTGCGGATGACATCATAGGGATAAACAGCCTGAGCGTTTACATGCCCTTGTCCAGTTTGCAGACTTTGCTTCCACTCAGCATAACGTAGGGGATCTTGGCGATTAAAAGCCTTTTGATATCTAGCCGCAGCAACACTGGGAACATGATTATAGTTGATTTCCTGCCACTGCCGGGCACACATGGGAGTTTCCACAACAGTTGTCAACTCCACAAGCATTTTACGCCAGGCTTTTGGTGAGTAGTTGATATACCCACGCAGACGATTGGCAATAGCACCCTGACGAGGCATCCATTTTGCAGCCAAAGCGTTACCTTGCTTGAGTGCGCGGATAATCATGTCGGCAGCCAATAGCTGCATGCGAGCTGTAGAGAAAATCAAAAGATCGTCCCACCGTCCGTATTCGGGAATACAAGCTAGATTGGCTTCCACACTGGCTGGATGATTTTTTTCCAGCCAGCGTAGAACTTGTCGGAAAATTTCCCGTTCACCAGCCCCTTGACGAATATCACGTGCCCAAAACAAAACTTGCATGGCACTTAGGGCGTCGTGCTGATAAGCTCGTTCAAATGCGGTAGTGATATCTTTGCCACGGCTTGCGCCAATGGCAAAGAAAAGATCCACAACTGGATCGGCACTGGTGTCATATGTGACCATGCCATTTGCTGTTGTTGCTACAACAGCAGAATTTTCCACGGCCTGGGCAAAAGTGATTGTAGTCATAAAATCTCCTAACAGGTTGGCGTTTTGTGCTACAAGAGCTTGCTATTAAAGGTTTTGCTGCAACCAACCTTGAATTAATTCAAGTTTAGATAAACAGGCTGGGGTTCTTTTTTCCAAAAAATATTGCTGTACCCAACCTTGATGTTTCCCAGCCTGCTAACGCAGGATGTTCCACATTTAGCTTTTATAGTCAGATTCGACTATGGAATTGAACCATTTTCATATCCTTGTTTTGCTGAAACGAATCTCGATAGTTACCAGGAAACACAAGATCAACTTTTTGCCTCTTGCTCTACCCTTGAGCTACCGCCCCATTTATGGGGGAGCGGATTGGATTCGAACCAATAACACCTAGGTTGATTTTTGATTTGCTGTAATGATCCTTTAGCCTCTTGGTAAGCTATTTCTACTAGCTATTGTGTGCTTTGTCAAGCAGTTTTTGTTTAAAAACCACTGCGCACTGGGCATCACATAGGTTTACCTGATGCTCACGATTGTGATATAACCCGGCATTGTATTCATGCACTGTGTTGGGCTGTGCAGGGTTACCCAGACTGAAACACTGGATCACAACATCCACTGGCTTGCCACATGCACCACAAGCTGTCCAAATGTCTTTTTGCTCACGAATTTTCATGCTGCCAAACTTCAACTTCCAGAGGATTATTGGTGCTGTTGACCACACGACGAATTCCAAAAGCTGCAATCGCTCGTGTGCATCCTTCACAAGGATGAGCCGTGCCGCTGCACCAATGCGCTCGAGGACCTGCTCCGCTGCGCTTGACTCGGAACACAAACAAAGTGCATCGCGTGAGCAAATCTGCCGTGGTATGATTCAGGGCATTGCGGATGGCATCAATCTCGCTGTGCAGAAAAATAGCTTCGCTGTTCTTGCCAAAACGAGCTTGCAGCGGGTGCGTGCGAAACTGATTGATGCCAAAACTCACAATGTCATTTCGATGAACCAAGGCACTGGCAATTTTTGCTCCGCGAACCGGAGCAACATCTTGTGCCATGATCCTAAGCGTGTTGAGCACACGCTGATCACGTCGGCGGAGGTCGTGGACTTGCTTTATCATGTCCTGATAATAGCATGATTCCACCACATGTCAATCAGCAAAATGTCAATCTGAACAACATGGCTTCCCGGGCATCTTGGAACCACAAACATGCGGTCTGTTTGTCAAACACATATCCGTGATGTATGTTCGCTTGCATCCATGCACGCTGATCGTGGCTCAAGCTGGCTAAAAATGCTTGGTCGGAAAGATGTTGAGGACCGGAAGTTCGCTGCAACCAGGTGAAAATGAAATCCCAAAAGTACCGGTGATACCACGGATCAGGAACAGCAACTGATGTCCAGTTACTGGGTACGGGATTTTCGCCAAGGGAAACCATGGGGATATTTTTCCTGCTGAAGTTTGTTTCCATTTTGGAAAAAATCCCAGTTCACGCTTTGGGCATTCCCGCCTAGACGGTAGTTGACAGTGGAGAACCCCGTGCAGGCAAAGCTGCGCCAGTTTTGGCTCACAGCCGTATAGAACTTGCGATCTTCACCCCACAGTTGCACCCAAGAGGCTGAAGCTTGTTGGGCAACATCACGTGGCACACAATAGCAGCTGGTATCAACCATGTGGTGTTGCTGTTGAGCAGTGCTGAAATAAATTGGCCAGCGTCCTAGACTTTCACAGTCATCGGGACCTAGAACTTCTCCGCTGGGGCTGGCAATTTGCCTAAGGCTGTAACACCATTTGACTCCACGACCAATTACGGTCATGCAATCTTGCACATGTTGTGGTTCAAACCAGTTGTCTTCGTCCAAGTAGCAAATATAGTCTGCAGGAATCCACATGCCAGCTGATGCATATACAAACTGGCCGTTTCGTCCGCCACCACCAGTGTTCCAAGGCAGTGTAAACACAGTTATGCCATCAACACCTTTTAGTTGTTCACGCACAGCTGGTTCGGCTTGCGGTCCATCAACTACCACAACACACTCAGTGTGGTATGTTTGTTGTTTGACACTTGCAACTGCTTGTGCAAGTGTGGATCTGCCCGTGCTGGGGATAACTGTGAATACTTTTGGTGTTTGCATAACCACAAGTTTATGTTTTTGGGACCAAGGTGTCTAATTTTCCACCTAGCAAATGGATTTTGTGTCCATGTTTTTGAATAGTCAAGTTCTTCAAACTCAACTCTGTGCGGCTGTCACTTGTTGCAGCCAGCAATCCGCGTGCAAAGTTTTCAATATGACCCACACTGTAACCATATTGATTGGTTTGATCCAACACACGCAAGAGTAGATTCTTAATCCTCAAATAGCCCAAATCACGCAGTTTTGGCCAACTCCACGTCACAGCGTCAATAGTCACAGTTTGTAGATCTTGATCGGCTAGACAGTTTACCAGATCCCAAGCTTCACCAAGATGGTGAATACTACGTAGGGCATTGACATCAGCAATGTCAAATCTTTGCAACACAGTGGGCCAGATAACTCCGCGAATGTAGTTGCGATCATAAGTTGTATCCTGGTTGCTGGGATCGTGACACCAGGAAATATCATGATGTCGATTATAGTCCATGATTTGCTCGCGTGTGACATTTAGCAGCGGGCGCACTACTTGCTTGTGAGGATCAAACCAACAGCTGGCTTGCGCCGTCATGGCTTTCAATCCCTTGATGCCACTGCCGCGAAAAATCCTCAGCAGGAAGTTTTCAATTTGATCGTTTGCGTGATGTGCTGTGATAATGCAATCGATATCTTGCTGACAAAATGCTTGATATCTAGCACGACGGGCTGCATGCTCAAGATTGCCTTGCAGTTGGTTTTTCTCAAGCTCAACCACTACATGTTCAAATCCCCAAGCTTGTGATGCCTGTTGCACTTGCTGTGCCCATTGTGCGCTGGCACCCATGATGTTGTGATTGACATGCACAACCAAAAACTCAGTTGTAAACTTGTCGCGATGTCGCGCAAACCAATGCAGCAACATCATGCTGTCTGCTCCCCCACTTACTGCTATGACAGCTCGCTGGCTGTGTTGGAGAAGCTCTTGCACATCAGAGATTTTCACAAGCTGTGGCATGTATGTCATATCCTGAACATACATGCACCTAGCTCAGTTGTCAATGTGTTATTGACTCTGTTCGCCTTGCTTGAGAAACTTCCGTAGAATTTCCGCCGCTTGATCGTTGCTCAAGGCAGCAGTTAAACCGGGATGCTGCGGTTCAGGAACTTCATCTATCGAGCACCAGCGAAACTCACTTATTTCCCAGTTGGGCTCACAAGGGAATTCCAAATCCACAGCACAGGCCAACAGCATGTATTGACTTTTTGGCCAAGCCACACGCTGTTGCCAAATTTTAACATGAGGCCAAGCTGCAATATCTTGACCTATTTCTTCATGGCATTCACGTGATGCAGTTTGCCAGGAAGTTTCACCAGGCTCACTGAAACCTCCGGGCACACTCCAAGTGCCTGGATGGTTTACAAAATCGCTGCGCTTGACAAACAAAAATCTATTTGTGTCTTCTGCATGTATCAA